CGTGTCCCACGTGGCTAAAGTTGGTGTATTGTCGCCAGCAGCATATTGGTCGCCAGAATCTGAAGCCGCAATATGTGGCAGTGCAATACTTAGCCCAGGCCCACCACCATTTAATATGGTCGTCAAGTCATTTAAATACGAATCCAACCGGTTGAAATACAGTCTTAGCGTTCGGTTTTTGTCACTTTCAGACACAGGCTGGTACGTCGGCTGCGGTAGCGGCAGAGCTGGAGCCGTGAAGTTTTTGATAATAGTCATTACCGACGCCCATCCGGTCGAACATCAAGACGGGGGGAGCCAAGCTGCCACTGCACACCCAGCGCATCGGAAGCTACTTTAAGCGCCATTTGACGGGCACGTGCCCTCATAAATACTTGGTTGGTATAAAGATTGACATTGGCTGAAGTGGTAAAGACGCTCTGCGTATCCGAGGGGTCGCTTGTGTAAGCGCCGCCCGGGAAGTTACGGGGGCGAACTTGGAACGTAACTTCTGGGGTTGCAGCCGTAGATTGGTTAAAGTTTACATCTGGAATCAGCCTGCGGGTCAGCATAAACTGATCGCCTTCAGTAATGTCAAAGTCGTTGGACTGAATATAAGAGTCCATAGGTTCGCCGTCAGCATCGACACCAACCTCGTGCTGATAAAGGTTTCCGTTGTTGGGGTTGCCTGCAACGGTGTCGGAGTACTCGTACTCGGCAGTATAAAGCCCAGTAGGGTAATCCCTAAGTGGGGTATCCATCCATGCCGTGCGGCCTAAATTGCCAAAGAACCAGAGCTGTTGAAAGTGGTTATAGACCACATAACGATTGTTCCAGTTGGAGTCGGCGCTGGGGTAGAACCACCAGATTTCATTAAAGCCCTCGTTAGTGCCCGAAACAATTTGATCGGCCTGAGCAAAGTTAATGTCTTTGTAGACGTACTCTCGTACCGTGCACGGGAGCGTTTGGATCTGACCGGTGTAGACGTAGAACTTATCCGTGCCCATCCAAAAGGTCATATTATTAGCTGTTGCCGCCGCCCGTGGGCTAATGATCGAAATGTTATCGCCTAATTGTTGCAGTGCAAACACATCGGTCGTGCCCGTAAACTGAAGCGAATACAGGGTCGTGTCGGTGAATGTCAGAATTTCTTGCCGTGTTGCCTGCGTTGCAACAATCTCCGAACCCCGTGAAACACGTAAAAAGCCAGCACTGCTGACCGCACCACCCGGCGTTGTGCCTGTGGGGTTCCAATACTGAGGCTCGTCTTGGCTGGCCCAGCGGATCAGCAGGGGGTCGTAATCTGTGGACAAACCGCCAAAAGGCTGGCAACCAAAGGCTAAGAGGTGCTTGTCATTCTGGGAGACTGTGACCTGCATAGCCAGTGTGGGGACGGAATCGGCGCCGCTAAGGTCCGATAAAAGAATCGCCCGTGTATCAAGCGCCGTGCCAGGGGCTACAACAGACCCCCGCTCCCAGTAATAAATTGGACCCCTGCGGATATTAGCAACCAGATCGTTGTCAAAGTTATCCATGAACCAGTCACGTTGAAGCAGATCAATCGGGGTTGAACCGCTAAGACCCCAGCCGTAGTTACCGTTCCAAGGTGAAGAACCCCAGCCATACCCAGCGGTTGTAGCGGGGTAGCCAGGGTGAATCTGGCACTCAATATCAATCGAAGAACCGCCCCCAGCCGCTACCGTTGACGAGGCTGCCGTAGTCACAGTAATTGTAAAAATGTCGTTGTCCACCCTGGTGACCACGTGCTCGGCGTTAATCTCAGCATCAGGCACCCCACCAACATCGCCAGTTACCCCAGAAATCGTGACGTAGTCCCCAGACAGGCAACCGTGGGCTGTGACATTGATTGTGACTGTGGTTGAGCCGCTGGTTGTTTCAACGCAGTCGTCGGTGTCTGGCGTAGCCAGCGTAGCCCGTAGGGGCGTGATGTCATAAAACTGTCCACCGACTTCGATATAAAGCTTAATGTCGGTGCCTACGCCCAGGAAGTTGTCGGTAAAAGAAGTGACCCAGTTCCAGACCTGGCGACACACGCCAATAAAGGGTTCGCTGGTTGTTTTCTGCCAGCCGCCTAATTTCTGAGGATACCCGGAGAAGAAGCGAATCTTGTCGCCATCCCACCAGCCGCCCTCACCACTATAGTTTGTGGTGTCTCGGTTGATTCCAGGTTTGAAATTAAGCTTTAGAAAAGGCATTAGGCTACAAGTCCAGGTAGATACACGGTTTTACCATTTTGTTTTGTAGCAGTCATCACCTGGTTCTTAAGGTCGTTGGGGTTGTAGCTAACGTGCACCCACCCCGAATCAGGTATGCCCGGTGTGTAAAATTCTAATATTAATTGGCGGAATTGGCAATTGTCTGCGATCCACTGGGCAAGGTCAGCATTAGCGATGCCAGGAATCTCGATGTCGGCTGCCATCCCCTTGCAATGGTCCGATGTGGTACTGCCGCCCACCTTGGCATTAACTAGGGGGTGCCTGTAACCCGAGTTCACCTTGACTCCCATACCGTAGTAGCCACGCACTTTTTGGAGAACTTCTTCGCAAAGTACCCGCATGTTGTCAATTTCAGAACTTGTTGGGGTGTTGTCCATACCAAAGCGCAAAGCCGTCTCGGATTTGGTCATCTCATGCAGGGTAAAGTTCTGGGTCAGGTTCATTTAATCACCTTTCTTAACTCTTCTGCCTTGTCTTTACTGCCCATGCTGGAACCAAAGTAGTAGCTGGCAATCTGGGTTACCAAAGCGCTTAGAACGCCTAAAACATAAATCAAGATGTCTTTGCCTTCGGGGGTAACGTCCACAAAAATGATGACCACGAATAGGGCAAAACTGAGGCCCGTAACAGAAAGAGCCAATACTGGAGTGATAATCTTGTTAATGAGAGGTGCATATTCAGACATTGCGATTTGAGCTTCTCGTTGTCTGGCTGAGTCCAAATCTTTTGCATACAGTTCTACCTCCTTTAATTGCCCTTCCTGAGCAAGTTTAGCAAGGTCAAGTTTTGCTTTGGCGGCAGCTTCAGGGTCAGGCATAACCCGATCCAAAACCTTTTCACCAATACTTAAAATTGTGTCCAAACCGATCATGTAGGTTGTCCTTCAGGTATTTTTATGCAGGTTGTTCGATAGGCTGTTACGTTATCGTCAATTTCAAATAACCTTGATATGTCAGAGTTTCGTAGTTCACATACGGTTAGGGTTGTGATCTGCCTGTCCACCACAAAACGACATTCGCCATTCAAAAGGCAGATAAAGGCAACCGCAATAAACATTACTAGCCTCCGTTTGAGATAAGTTGAATTGTCATCCAGAGGATACTAATAACCCCAGCCGCACCAGCAATAATTAACCCACCTGTAAAGCAAGCCTCAAAAAACGCCTGCTGGCGCATACGCTGGTCTTGAATAGCTTTAATGCGTTGCTCACGAATCTTGCGCCTAATGTTGTAAAACTCCCGCAGTCCATCCATACCCAAGTGACACAAACCACCGTACAAAAACTCATGCCGTATCTCAGCTTCCATCTCCCGCATCTTGACCTTGGCGGCGTAAGCATCGAAGGCTTGCTTGGTGTCGTTACTGAAATCGAGCTTCTTAAATAACGGCGGTTTCTTAGGCTTGTCCGATACCTGCTCTAGTACATCAGCGGCTTGCGCCCACTTTGACAACTGACTCCATACGTCCTGAACCTCACGCCCGACCTCGACCGCTTTCTTGATACCACCCCATACCGCCGAGATGGTCGCTAATGCTGTGATTGGGTCCACTAAGCACCTTGCTCAACCTCAACCCACGAGGTAGTTGCTTCATCCCACGAGTACATCTTAGGCGGTTCGCCTGTACCGGCATCAGCAGGCATCGGGGTTGGAGCTTCCCATTGGGCCGTTTCGTTGTTCAAAGTCCAGCTTGCGTATGGCTTGGGAGGAACAAAAGCATCAATGTCAGCGTTGTAGGTGTAGCCGATCCCCGCATAGTTCTTGCGGATGTTGCCGTTGTAGCTGGTCTGCTTCCAGTTTCCACCAAAGAGCTTCTCTAGAAAGGCTTGACCAATGTATTCCTTCTCCACGCCGTTAGCGTCAGAAGTGTCTCGATTAGCGACCACATGAACCTCGGTCACTACATTGTTTTCGTCCAGCTTTGCAAAATGTGCCATTTACATCTCCTTAATTTGGGCAAAATTCACGGATGGTTGTTTTCCCACAAAGAAACCTTGCGTCTTCGTCTGTCTTCACATGATAGGTAGAGATATGCGTGTATCCAAGTTTTTTTGCCACATAAATCCGTTTGTGGCCCATGTATACCCGCAAGACTTCTCGTTTGTTCCTGCCTGTAAAGTCAGGGTTTGGGTCGGTCTGGTGTTCCTTGTAAGGTGAGAAAAGAATGATCGGATGCACCATGCCACGCTCGACCATATCGGCCTCCATCTTTGGCATAAAGTGCATCGGTAATCTGTCCATAAAAACTCCCAATTCCGTAATGGGGTACTCTGCATAAAATTCAGGGTAGTCAATCTGATTAGCCTTTAACAGCCTCAAGTTTTAACCCCGTCAAGTCCATTTCCTCCCCGACCACACCGACTGGGAAGGTATTAAATGACAACGAAATACGGGTCTGATCGCCCTTCACCGTTTCAACCATGTGAGTAAGTGACGATGGGAAAAGAATCAGATCACCCGTACCCACCTCAAACCACCAGCTTTCAGAGTTCCAGACATTCCATTCTTCAGGAGGCAACTTAACCATTTGGTATCCGTCACGGTAGAAGTAGATTTTGTCGGTTTCACTATTGGCTTGCGGGTAGAAGACACCTGATACAAACGAATTAGGGTGAGCGTGTTTGTGATGCCATTGCCCCGGCTCTGTGTAATTGCACCAGCTTTGCGTGATACGAAGGTTTACATTGTGCTTGGGGTTATGGATAGTCTTGAAGTAATCCGCAACAGAAG